TAAGTAGAGTCAGTATACCCATCTTCTTCAGCGATCACTTTCCAGTGTGCGACAGAGACGCCTTTGAACTGGTCGTTGTTGTACTCAAGGTTTTCGATAGTCCAAGTGTATTGCGTCATGAAACTTTTCTTTCAAATTACCAAGTGGATATTGCTACGCGCTTCCAAGTGTTTGTTGCAGTGCAGACGTATATGTAGTTAGTGTCCCACGCAATTTCACCTGTACTACCTGTGTCGGTTGCAGAAGCAGGTGTCTTGGCAGTCCTTACGCGGATACTGTTTGCGTTGACATCAAGTGCATGGGTTGGAGATACTACGCCAATACCCAATCTGCCGCTGGATGAAAACCTAGCATACTCTACCGTACCATCTACACTAGCAAACCTGTGATCCAGCGCTCGGAAAATAAACTCTGTACCAGCGTCGTTAACGATGCCTACAGGAAATGGATTACCGTCGCTCCTAGAGAGAAAAATACCTGCCCCGCCAGTTTCTAAAGAATTTACTTTGATGTTACCAGTAACACTAAACTTATGTAGTGGTGCAGAGATACCAATACCTACGTTACCTGTACTGGTTACGCGGAGTCTTTCAGAACCAGCAGTCTCTATTGTAACGGTGTCGTCGACAGGAAACCTGATAGAGGTGTTGGCATCCCCAGAGTGGACTATCTTATCTTGGATTGTAAGGTCACCAGAGAATGTACCAGTTGTCCCTGTGATTGCTGCAGCAGAACTTCCCCCAATAACTGCCCCATCGATAGTACCCCCATTGATGTCTGTGGTGGTCAGGACAGAGGAGGCAACCGTAAGAACCCCAGTGGTGTTTGCAATGGTTGCAGAAGCGGTGCCGTCTTTAGCTTTGATGGCAGTGACTTCAAGGTTGGTAGTGTCCATTGTAGTGGCGTTTACGTTGGTGATGTTCCCAGTTGTTGAACCCAAGGTAGTGATTGTAATGGCGTTGATCGTACCACCCTCAACCTTATCCCCACTAATTTGATTGTCTGCCAAAGTAAGAGTCCCAGCAGACACGTTCAGGGTTTTACCTGTACCTACAGTAACATCAGAAGTGGCGATAGTGACCCCGTTGATGGTTCCACCAGTCATGGTTGCAGTCATGCTACCAAGGGTACTTACGCCAGTTACACCCAAAGTCCCGGTGATGGCAGCGTTCTCATCCACTTGGAGTGTGTCAACGTTTGCAACCCCATCAAGGTACAGGTTCTTGAACTCTAGGGTAGTTGTGCCCAGGTCAAGGGAGTTATCGTTCTTTGGACGAAGGTCAGTGGTCGTTGCAACAAACTCTTGGTTACTCCCGAGTGTGATGATAGGAGCACCATTACCAGTGGTACCATCATGTTGGTGGCCAGAGGTAGAATCAAAGGCAGCTTGAATTGCATTAAATTCCCCGTCAAGATCACTGGCGTTAATGATGTTACCGTTAGAGATGTTGTCTGAGGTGTCGTTACGAATGTATCCAGTGGACATGGGTTACTGCCTATCGTTGTTAAGATATTCAAGAAGAATGGCGTCAAGGGAGAATGGCGGTGTCACACCTGCAAAAGAGTACTGTAGACTTACCGTAAAACCAGAACCAACCACCTGCGACACAAAGGTGTATCTTAGTTTACCCCCGTAAGTAGCAGTCCCGTACTTTGCTATCCCGTAGAAAAAAGCAGTGTCAGAGGTGTTGGACAGTACGGTGGCAGCAGGTTGGATAGTTCCGGGTTCATCGAAGTCCAATTTAGTTGAGACAGTACCTGAGACAGGGCCAGTAGGATCAACGTATGTTGTCAGCCTGTAGAAAGTCTTTCTGAGTTTGGGGTCAGAAATGGGGAAGTGCGGGGTAAAGAAGTCTGCAACAATATTTGTACCATCAAAACTATTTCCAGACTCCATACGGTAGACATAACCATCTCTATGAGAGAATACAATTACTTCTCTGAAATCCAAGGCAGAGTAAATGCTATCTGCTACATAGGCAAGGATACCGTTGATCTGTGCCCAAGCCATACCTTGGGAGGTTTGATCTGCAAACTGTGTGGCAAGTACTGCAGAAGAGGTTTCAACAGTCTTACTTGCAGAGTACCCAAACAACCTGTACTGGCTCTTGCCCCTCACGAGCCAGGCAGTGAAGTCCCTGTGCACGCTAACAAAGGTACTGATCTCGGATTGGACCGGCCGAGAAGCAACAGTAAGACCAAAGTCACCAATGCGGTCAGTGGCACTCAGGAGTCTTACCCCGTCTGGCCCAAGGAAGGCAATGTCACCACCAACTTCTTGTACTGTATCTGATCTGATACACCCAATATCAAGGGAGATAGGTTGCAACTGGAAATCAGAAACCGTGTTACCTACAAGTCTGTGTATCTGGTTTGTGCTGAAGACAATCAGTTGCTCACGGAAGACAATGATGGAAGTGACTTGGTGAGATACTGTGATAGTCCCTGCACCATTAGCCGCACTAAAGTCTGTATCAGAATAGGGGGCAGTAAAGACTAGGTTATTACCCTTGGCAAAGAAAATGTGGTTCTTGAACTCTGCCACATGCTCTGCTGCAAGGATATCAACAGTTGCCGAGGTCAGTACAGTAAAGGTTGTCCCATCATATTTGAAAGGATTATTAGTCCCATCTACACCAACGACAACAGAAGTGCCTGTGAAGTTATGTCGAGCAAACACATGTTTGTCGCTTAAGGATCTTTCACAACTAAGGAAAGTAATCACGGCATTGTCTGCGGGGGAAGAGGCAAGTGTCGGGGAGATGGTAAGTGTAGCTATGCCACCAGCAACTGTAACACTGGCATCAATTGTGTAGACTTTTGCAACACCTGCGAGAGTAAAGGTATCACCTTCTTGAGGTACAGAAGTAAGGCCATCAATGATAAGACTCGTACCTGTCTGACCAGCGCCTCTTACAAGGGGTATACCATACACAGGCTTATTTATTCTTGTCCAACCAGTCCCACTTGATTCCCACAAGCTACCGCCACGAGCAGCCACTACTTTCTGCTTGAAGTAACAAACACCTTTAGTCAGACTTGTGACGTTGGCAAAGGTGACAGCAGCCTTGTCAGCAGGGGAAGATGCAAGAGATGTGGTAAGTGTCAGGGTAAGGCGTTTTGCACCGGAGTCATAAGATACCCCACCAGCAGCAATCGTGTACACACCTGCGACACCCGCAATGGTAAAGGTATTTCCTGCGGAGGGTGCTTCTGAGACATTCGCCAAGTTCAGTGTAGTGCCTGTCTGGCTTCCGCCTTGGACAAGAGGTTCCCCAAAGGGTGGGATGAATGCAGTGTCGAACTTGTTATAGCCAAGGATACGTCTGTAGCCACCCTCGACAGAAGGTTCAAAGTTTACCAGACGACGTGCAGTACCTGGTGCAGTTATACCCTGTTGAAGAGGAGAGATATTTGTGACCAACCCACCCTTGACTTCAATAGGAAAAGTTTCCCAAGCAGTAGGCATCAGCCAACCCTCATGTTTGTACTGTAGGTATTCCGAATACGAGTGTCACGGATGTAGTCATACCTATTGATATAGAGTGTCCTCATGTCCTTGATGCTCTCCTCAAACTTTTGCATATGAAGGGTCGCATCCTGAGTGTTCCCACGGAACGTATAGGCATAGTACATAGCCCCATCGACGATAGTATGTCTGAATTGCTCCGGGAGGGCGGGAGTGTCTTGGTGATACACCATGTCTACAGGAAGCCTGTAGTACTCATAGACAATCTCGTAGGCTTCCTTGGGGGCAGGGTACACACCATATTCTTGGCTAGGGGTACGGAACACAAACTGAGGGATTGAGCGGATAGAGGTGTCAGTGGAGTACTCTGCGTCCACATACCTATCAAGGTAATCCTCGTAAGAGATCAGCGTGAGTTTACGGGTGTCGTTATTGAATGTAGCATTCCTCTTAATCCTGAACGAATCAAAGTCTACAGTCTTGACATCACGAGGGTAGAAGTAGCGGATAGCACCCGGAATCAAAGTCTCTTCCTGAGTAACGTGGTTGAAGGGCCACTCAAAGGCTGACTGATTCAAATGACGGATAGCAGAGTTCACAGAGTCCTTGGCTGCGGAATAAAACCCTACAGCAGAGGCAAAGTTTGAAGTACTCAACTCGACTTCATTGAGTCTTCTATTAACATCGTTGACCAGACCAAGAAAGTTGTATGTGGACATTAGTTGTACTCTCTGATCTTAATTGTAACTGAACGTTCTTTTGTACGACTTTGGTTAGTTGTCACAGAGCAGTACAGCTTATACTGGATGTTGTCCTGACCTGCAGACAAATTGATTGTAGTGGTAGAGGTTGTATTTGTTTGTGTTGAACTCGTGAGTCCCGAAATAGTGGTACTAGGTGTAAAAGAAACCTTTGCCCCGGTACTGTCAACAATCTTCCAAGCTACTGTAGAGATAGTCTCCCCAGACTCAAGTGCCCTATTCCAATCAAGAGTATAGTCTAGGGTTTCATCTTTATCTTTAGGTGGCCACTGCAGGCTCATACTGGATTACCTCTATAAATCTTTGGCTCAGGTTACTGCAGAGAGTCTGCTTTGTTCTTCTGGGATAATGGCTACTCTAGTCTCTATCTCAACGACAGAAGAAAGTCTACTTAATTCTTCTGGTACAAGAGAGACTCTGGTATATTCTTCAGCTACAGAAGAGAGCCTACTAGGGTCGGGTAAAACTAATGTAACTCTGGACATCTTTCTACCACTATTATGTTGTAAAGAGGCCACCCATGAAGAGCAGCCTCTCTAAGTTTTAGTTCAATCAACCGATAGTGTCGCGGTCAACTTCAGTAGCGGTCTTACGCGCATCAATGTCCATCAAGACAGCCCACACACGAACCACACCCGAAGTCGGAGCAGTCGTAGCGGTTGCAATCAGGAGGTCGATGGTGTCAGCAGTGCCGATAACCAACGGTTGGAAAGCAGCAGCATTCTGAGCATAGGCACCAGCGGCAGCAGCGTCGAGGTCAAAGCCATCAACGAAGTTGTCGGGTTCAGTCGTAGTCACACCAAGGTCAACGGTCGTGTCGTTCGATTCACCACCAGCAACAGTGATGACTTCCAGACCAGCGTTCAGGATCATGGTGTTAGCAGGAACACGGACTGCTTCGATAACGTCAGCAGCAGCCAAAGCAGAACCCTTAGCAGTTGCAGCAGCGGCGAAGTCAATCAGAACTTCCTTGAAGTAGGGCATACGCCCAGCGGTGAAGCCATCAACAGAGCCGCCAGCGAGAGTGGTAACAGTAGCCATAGTAATATCCTTTCCTAGATTTATGGCAGAGTTGGGGATAACCCCATGTTAAGGTAGTTGGCAATTTTAAAGATAAAGGTTGGGTCAGATTCAAACTTTGCTAACTGTACATTACAAGTAACACAAAGCAGTTTCCGCACTTCCCCTGTCCTATGATTGTGGTCTACAACCAGTCGTTCCGACTTTCCACCAGGAGGGTTACCACAAAGATAACAGCGCCCATTTTGCTCCTCTACCATCTCCAAGTATGTTTCGTACTCAAGACCGTAGGTAAGTTTTAAGTGCCCTCTGAGTTTTCGTTCTTTTTCACAT